CATCGAAAGAGGGCTGGTTTGGGTCAGGGGCAAATCCTCACCGTTTGTTTTGTATCAACCCTCCTCAGATTGGGCGCAAGGGGGTCCGATCCTTGATAGGGAGCGCATCAACCTGCGCGATGATGGCGGCGATCAATGGGCAGCGGATGACAGCATCCGCGCGGCGACCTATGGTTTGACACCCTTGGTGGCGGCAATGAGATGCTATGTCGCTTCCAAGCTGGGCGAAACCGTAAACGTACCGGAGGAACTGACATGAAGAGATACAACCACGCATATGCGATAGCGTTCAGCGTGTCAGGTAGTGCCCACCCAGCGGGCGAAGACCTCACACAGGAGCAGCTCGTTTTTGCAATACTCAAACGCATTGCCGACCTGGTTGACAACAACGAACTGGTGGAGGCAGTGGGGCTGCCGCATGACACCTACGAGGAAGACGAAGTCCCGGTCGAACTGCAGGGGGGCGCAAAATGAAACACGTAGAGTACCCGACCGTGTCCCGCGTGCACAAGACCGCCAACGGCGTCCGCCTGGTGGTCGAGTCCTGGCCGGCGCCAATCCGAAACCGGCTGGGCCGCCAGACCGGCTATCGGCTGGAAGACATCATCACCTCGGTGTCCCTGCAAATCTACCAGGACGCCGAGCGAAAGTGGATGAACCCTGAACTGATGGAAAATCTGCGAGACCTGGAAGACCCCAGAGATGGCCCTGGCTATCGAGCCGAGATGGCGCACAAGATGCACCTGGTCCTGATGGCCTTGGGCACGATGACGGATGAGGATTGGGTGTCTATGCGAGACCTGGTCCTGACCACCAGGCGGTCCCTTTACGTGCCAGCAGAGTGAACCGGACCACCCGTAAACAGGTCAGGAAACAGATGCTCGCAAACAGTCAGCCCAAGGACCCCGAAGTAGTCACGGACACGCAGCGGGGGCTTGCCCTGCGCCTGTTCTGGCTCTGGCTATGCCACAGGATTATTGGCGGGGATAGTTGACACGGGTTGATAGTTGTGATGTAGAATCCTAACCAGGCCGAGCATCCCGCGGGGCCTACAACCTAGAAAGTGAGAAAGACATGTCCGAAACGAACCCTATCGTGGCCGCCTTGCAGGTGGCTTTTGAGTCCGCGGTCGAGGCCGCGGTCGAGCGGCGCTTGGCGCCATTGTCGGCCAGGCTCGCCGCGCTCGAGGCGCGTCCGGCCGTCGGCCAGCTGGAACTGGGGCAGTTAGAGACCATTGCCCATTACGTGAGCCTTGAGCTTTTGGCAGGACAGATCGACCTGCCCGCCTTGGCTGCCGAGCTGAACCTGTCCGATCTAGCCGATAAGCTGGACCATAGTCAGCTTGAGGAAGTAGCCGAGCGCGCCGCCGAACACATCGACATCAGCGGCAGTGTCCGCGATTACTTCGAGGACAACACGTTTCGTTTCCGGGAGGCCTGACATGCGGCGCAGAGATAATGTCCAAAAAATCACCCACCTGATGGTCATGGACCCGGGCGGCCCACTGACCCAAGCCTTGGTGCTTGAGGCGGTGCGCCAATATTGCAGCGACATTGTCGCGGCCGGCCGGCCGAGCGAGGACTCGCGCGCCTGGATAAACCCGGTCGCGGTCTACACCTGCGCTGAAGGCATTCTCGAGGCGCTCGATAACATGGAGACCGATGCAATTGGCGCCGCGCACGCGGCCGGGGACTGACCTGATCAGTCCGATAAATTCAACCCGGCCACGCGCCGGGTTTTTTTTGCCCAGGCCATTGACACCTGATTTTTTAATGGAATAAAATCTCGCCAGGCGCCGCATGGTGCGGCGCCGCTAGAAAGCCAGAAAGCGAGAACCCATGCTCAAGACCGTCAAGACATCGGCTAACAAAAAGACCGGCCCCATAGCCGTGACCTATCGCGCCGGCGCGCATCACGTTTTCGGAACCTGCCCGAAAACCTGCGCCCTAAACCCCCAGGGGGGCCACGCGGCCGACCTGATCGACGCCGATTATTTGGCCGCCCTGCGCCAGGCCGTGCCGCGCGGTGGCCAGGCCTGGACTTACAGCCACTTCCCGGCCGCCTTACTGCCCGTGCCGGCCGCTGGCGAAACCGTGATAAACGCCAGCTGCGACACCATGGCCGATGCCCTGGCCGCGGTGGCCATCGGCCGCCCGGCCACGGTGGCCGCGCCGGCCGGCACGGTATGGCCTTGCACCCGTGAGGGCGTGCGCTTTGTCCAGTGCCCGGCCGAGCTGGCGGATAACTTCAGCTGCGCCCAGTGTGGCAATGGCCGGCCATTGTGTGCCAGGGGGGACCGGGACTATGTGATTGTTTTTGTCGCGCATGGGTCCGGCGCCGCCTTAGTCGGGACCGATCAGGCCGGCGGATGCTATGGCACGTCCGGCCCCGTCCGCCTGGCCTGGAATAAAACCCGTGAGACCGGCGCGCCTAATGACGCGGCCGCGGTGGTAGGTTTCGCTCGGTCCTTGCCCCCAGGTAGCCTATTGCGCCATCACGTTGTCGGCGACCTGGGCAAAGCCTGACAAAACCATGGGATCATTGACGGCCCCGAAAATTTCAGACTAAAATTATCCCCGCCGGCGCCTTGCCGGCATTAACCCTAGAAAGTGAGAATTTAAAAATGCCCCATATGCTTGACACCACCACCGGCCGCGCCGCCATGGCCTACACCGGACAAACCCCTTGGCACGGCCTGGGCCAGGCCCTGACCCCTGGCGCATCGGTTGACACCTGGACCCGAGAGGCGGGCCTGGCTTATGACGTGCTCGAAAGCCCCGTGATGTATGCCACGCCGGCCGCCACCGGCCCGCAAACCTGGCCGGCCCGAAAGGTGCTGCATAGGTCGGATACTGGCGCGCCCCTGGCCGTGGTGTCCGATAGCTATAACGTGGTTCAACCTGGCCAGGTGATGGATTTTTTCAACCAGCTGGTTGACCTGGGAGGGTTCCAGCTCGAAACCGCCGGCGCCCTGTCCGACGGCCGCCGGGTTTGGGCCCTGGCCAGCGTCGGCGACGCCGCCCCCGTGGTTTCCCGGGACATGGTCAAACCCTATCTGCTGCTGGGCACGTCCTATGATGGGACCATGGCCACCGTGGCCAAATTTACCGCCATACGCGTGGTATGCAACAACACCATCACGGCCGCCGTGGGCGGGTATTCCGCCGGCCGCGTGATCAAGGGCGAGGCGGAAACCGACACCGGCTATTTGAAAAGCGCCGTCCGGGTGCTGCACTCTGAGCGCTTTGACGCCGACGCCGTGCGCTTGCAATTGGGCATTGTGGCCGGCGCCTTCGAATCGTTTTTGGTGCAATCCCGGCAGCTGGCCGGCCAGCCCATGGGTCAGGCCGATGCTGATGAATTCCTGGCCGAGCTGCTGGCCCCGTATCACACCAGCGCCAAGCCCTTGCAGGAAAGCAAAGCCTACCGCCAGGTTTTGGCCTTGTTCAATGGCCAGGCCATCGGGTCCGACTTACCGGGCGTGGCCGGTACGCGGTGGGCAATGCTCAATGCAGTCACCGAGCTGGTTGATCACGCGCGCGGCCGCTCGAATAATACGCGCGTCGAGAGCGCGTGGTTCGGCGCCGGCGCCGCGCTAAAAGCCCGGGCCGTCGAGCTGCTGTCCGCTGATCTGGTGGGAGCCTGATCATGGGGTGGCTTTTTTCTCCGAGCTGGGCCACCCGTGCTGATCTGGTGCGCCATCTGCGCCGGCCGGCACGTTTTGGCGATAACCTAGAGCTGGTGCGCGCTTGCACCGTCGGTAACCATCACTGGTATCTGGTGCGCGAGCGGGCCACCGGCTTACACTGGATCGGCCTGGACATGATGCAGTCCGGCCGGGCCGATGGTTGGGGTTACAAGGACTTGGACGAGTCGGCCGGGCCGACCGCCACTGACTGTCCCCTGTCCTACCTGGCCGCCCCGCATGCCGAGCGTGACGGCCACGCTGCGCAGTGGCGCGAGCGGGTCCGGGCCTATCATGCCGGCCGCCAGGCCCGGCCCGCTCCGGCCCCTGGCGCCTGGGTTCAGTATGGGGGCCACGCATACCTTTTAGTCGAGCCCGCTGGCCCGCGCTTGGGGTGGCGTGTAGTCAATGAGATGGGCCACGCCTATCGCATGCGGGCCCGGCAGCTTGCCCAGGCCACGCCTTGCGAGAACCCCAGCGCCGCCCGCCAGGCCATGGCTGCCTGAGCCCTTGCACTTAGTGCCCAAGCCCGGCCGCGCGCCGGGCTTTTTTTCGCCTGGCCGCCGGCAGCTTGCGTGCCCCGGGGTTTTTGCCCTAAAATTTAGTCCCCGGCATGGGGCCGGGGAAACCCTTCAGAAAGCGAGAAAAGCGATGCAACCTCAAGTAGTCGATATGCGGTCCCTGGCCATGGGCCAGGCTTATGACTTCACCCAGTACGGCCCGGTTCACCATGGTGACGTTCTGTTGGTGTCCGATGGCGTGGCCGTCCTAGATCGTGCCTGGCCCGTCATGGTGTCCGGCCGCTCCGACGTGTTCCACCGCCTGGCCGACGGGGCCACCTGGTCCGAGTATCTGGCCGAGCTGTCCGCCGATAAGGCTGCGCGCCTGGCCGCTGGCCTGGAGCTGGCCGCCCTGCCCGCCGACCAGCTGGCCGCCCGTGCGGTGACGGTCGCCGAGCTGGACGAGCTGGACGAGCTGGACGAGCCCGCCGGGCCGAGCCCCGACCAGCTGTCCGCCGTGGCCGCCTATGCCGCCCGGCACGGCCGCGCCTGGCGCGCCGCCCTGGCCACCGCCTGGCTGACTGGCCGCGATACCGCCGAGCCCGACGGCCACCTGTTGCGCCAGGTACGTAACACCTACGGCCCCACCTGGCTTGCCACCGTCACCCTGGCCGACCTGGCCGCCGCCAGGGGCGCAGCATGAGCGCCGCCCGCCTGCGCCTGGTGCAGCTGGTGCACCTGGCCGACGTGGGCATGGTCCGCGTGGCCTGGTCGGCCACCTGGTCCGAGTATCAGGTGCGCGCCACCGGCCCGGCCGGCCGCGTGGTGGCCGAGTATTTCACCGATGACAAGGGCGACGCCCTGGCCACCGCCGACCTGATGGCCACCGAGCTGGCCGCCCTAGCCGGCATGCCGGCTTAGCCCGCCGGTTTCCCGAGCCCCGAGCCCGGCCGCGCGCCGGGTTTTTTGTTTCGGGTATCAGGCCAGGCCCTGGCCGAGCTGCAGCCGGCCCACCTGGTCGAGCCCCATTAACCCACCGGCACGGCCGCCGGCCGTGCCAGGCCCCGCGCGCCTCGGCCAGCTGGCCCGTGGTCCGCGCGCCAGGTATCGCGCGCCTGGTCGACCTGGTGCTGCAGCTGGTGGCGCGCGGTTTTGCACCTGGTGCTGCAGCTGGTGCTGCAGCTGGTGGCCGTGGCCGTGTTTGTGTTTGTGTCGACCTGGTGGCCGTGTTTGCATGTGCATGCAAACACCTGGTCGACCAGGCCGCCGACCTGGTGCCAGGCGACCAGGCGACCAGGCCGCCGACCAGGTGGCCGCGGCGCCCGGCGCCAGGTCCGCGGACCGCGGCGCCCGGACCCCCCACCCGGACCCCGGGTCCAAAAAACGGGCCGGCTGCCCAGGCTGCGCCGGCCTTGGCCCGGTTTTGCGCGGTTAGTGAGCCGCGAAACAGTTTTCTTGTTCCATGAAAACTACCCCCTTCCAAAAAACTTCGATTTGGCCCAAAAATTTTTCGCAGTTGAAATACAATCAGTTCCATGAAAACAACCTGCTCAAAGTGTGGCTTGCCCAATGACCGCCTGCCCCAGCGGTATTGCCGCGCGTGCCATGCTGCGTACGCCAGGGCCCGTCGTCCGCGGCACGCGGACCTTGAACCGGGTCAAAAGCAGCGATCGATCGCCCGCTCGTACGCCAACGTGTACCAGCGCCGTGGCAAGATCACCCCCGAGCCGTGCTCCGTCTGCCGTGACCCGGTTGCCCAGAAGCATCATGAGGACTACAGTAGGCCCCTGCAAATCACCTGGCTCTGCCGCAAATGTCACCAGAAGCGGCATTCGGATGACAAACTTCTTCACGTGAAACAATCATGATCCCTGACGACGTCGACGCGGAACGACTACGCCTTGAGCTGCGGCTCTCGCAACTTGAAGCTCAAGACAGGGCGAGGACTCACTTCATCGACTTTGTTCGGTACGTCTGGCCCGAGGCGATCCTTGGCGCGCACCATGAGAAGATGGCCGCGGCCTTTGATCGGATTGCCAACGGCACGCTCAAGCGCCTGATCATCAACATGCCTCCCCGGCACACGAAGTCTGAGTTTGCGTCCTACCTGCTGCCGGCGTTTCTCATGGGCCGCGCTCCGCGGACCAAGGCCATTGAGGCGACCCACAATGGCGAGCTTGCTGTGCGCTTTGGCCGAAAGGTCAGGGACCTGATGGATCAGCCTGCGTACAAGGAGCTTTTTCCTGAGGTGAGCTTGAAGCAGGATTCAAAGGCTGCTGGCCGGTGGGACACGAACAAGGGTGGCGAGTACTTTGCGGTCGGTGTTGGTGGTGCGATGACCGGGCGGGGTGCGGACGTGCTCGTGATTGACGATCCGCATTCGGAGCAGGATGCCTTGTCGGACTTGGCTTTGGACAATGCCTGGGAGTGGTACCAGGGTGGTCCTCGTACTCGTTTGCAGCCTGGCGGCGCGATTGTGATTGTGATGACGCGCTGGGGCACGAAGGACATGACGGCCCGGCTGATCAAGGCGCAGTCGAGCCACAACGCTGACAAGTGGGAGGTGATTGAGTTCCCGGCCATCTTGCCTAGTGGTAAGCCTTTGTGGCCGGAGTTCTGGAAGCTCGACGAGTTGTTGGCGGTGAAGGCGTCGCTGTCGGTGCAGAAGTGGAACGCGATGTACCAGCAGCAGCCCACGAACGACGAGGGCGCGATCTTGAAGAGGGAGTGGTGGAAGGTCTGGCAGCATGATGAGCCGCCGGTGGTGAACTACATCATCCAGACGATGGACACGGCGTACTCGAAGAAGGAGACGGCTGACTTCTCTGTCATCGCGACCTGGGGCGTGTTTTACCTGAACGAGGACTCGGGGGCCAACATCATCTTGCTTGACGTCAAGCGGGGCAGGTGGGATTTCCCGGAGCTCAAGAAAGTGGCCAAGGAGCAGTACGACCACTGGCAGCCTGACAACCTGCTGATTGAGGCGAAGGCGACGGGAACGCCGCTGCAGCAGGAGCTGCGCCGGATGGACATCCCGGTGACGATGTACTCACCTGGTGGGCGCAAGACGGGGACGGACAAGATTGCCCGGGTCAACGCGGTGGCACCGGTGTTGGAGTCGGGGATTGTCTGGGCGCCGGACACGGACTGGGCCGAGGAGTTGGTGGAGGAGTGTGCGGCGTTTCCGCACGGGGACAACGACGACATGGTGGACGTGACGACCATGGCGCTGATGCGCTTTCGCCAGGGCAACTTCGTGACCTTGGCCACTGACGCGCCGGACGAGGAGCCTAGCCAAGAAGGGCTTGTCCCAGAGTACTACTGAGGCATAAAATGGGGCGACACTCTTGACCCGGACGGGGAAATATGCAAGACGAACTCTCGCCCTATCAGCTCAACACCGACCCTATGTCGGAGCCTATTGACTTGAACGCGGAGCAGCCGCTGCCGCAGTTTGCTGAGGGCGGGGAAGTCATGCAAGAGCCCGAGGAGCCGGACTCCGAGGGCTACTACCAGCAACTGCTGGCCCAGTACGCCGGCTACGGCGCGCCGCAACAGACACCGGTGCAGGGTTTTTCCGACGGGGGCCCTGTGCAGCCGGCCGCTCCGACATCCGTTCGCGAGGCGTTTCGCAGTAGGTTTGGTCCGATGTTGGAGCAGCCCGTAGAGCCGGCCCCAGTGTCTCGGGCCCCGGACCTGTCTACTTTTAGCGGCCAGCGCCAGGCAGCGTTTGGGGCACCCTTAACGCCTCCTCCGGCAGAGCCTGAGTCGTCTACCAAGAGAGGGGCGTTCTTTGCCAGGCTTAAGCGCGAAGCCGAGCAAAAAAAGAAGCCGTTGGCCCCTGTGCCGTTGCCCCCGGGCTTTGCATATTGGCCCGACTACGGCCCGACCGTCCAGTCCTTTGCGGCTGGCGGCTCCGTGAGCCTTGATGCGATGAGCGCGCTCATTGACGCGAGCGAGCCGCAGACTGAGGACGAGGCCACGTACGACTACATGACGCAGTCGCAGAGGATGCTGGAGGACCTCGGTCCGCGGACCAGTCCCCGCCAGGCTACCGGCATGCGCCGGGTGCTGGCGCCTTCTGGCGGTGGCGCGGCGGCTCCCAAGGAGATGGAGTTGGCTGCCGGGCCGCTGGCCACGGGCCAGGACTTTGCGATCAAGGAGCCCAAGGCGAAAAGCAAGGGCAAGGGCGGCAAGTCTGCCAAGGAGCAGTTGCAGGCCTTGGCCAAGCAGTACAAGCTCAAGCTGCGGGCGACGGAGAACGAGTCGCGTGGGCTGATGCGCTCGACGCTGGGCGCGCCCACATTGGAGCAGCCCACCTTGACCTCGGAGACGCTGGGCGTGCGCCGGTTTGAAAAGGGCGGTGAGGCAAAAAAGTCTGATGAGGACTTCTTGAAGGACATCAGGAGTCGGGCCGAGGAGGGCGCAGACTACCGCGCCATGCTGGAGTACTTGCAGTCGCGGGGCGCGGTCCCTGACATAAGGGCGCAGCAGTTGCTGGGCGCTGACGCGATGTTCAGCACGATCAAATTGCCCATCGGTAGAGGCGTTATCAAGATCAACAAGGACCTCGTTGGCTCGAATCGCGGGGCGACGATTGGGCCGTCAACGCTGGCGCATGAGATGGCGCATGCAGCGGACCGGCAGATGCAGCAGCAAGCTGGTGAGCAGACGGGGCTCTTCAGCAAAGGCAATCAGTTTACCGACGCTTACGAGAGGCTAGTGGGCCCTGGCGGCATGCGTGAGGGCGACAAGCGCACTGAGCTGGCCCGTAAGTATCATTCGAAGTGGGTCGAGAAGAACAAGGACTATCGGGCTGCGCCGTATGAGATCGCGGCGCATGGCGTAGGAAACTACGCAGGGCCCACCACTGCCAGCAAGGGCCCGCTGCATGTGGACGCGACAGCGGCCACCGAGTTCCAGATTCTTTTGGACCTTGCCCGGCGCAACTCAAAGGGCGCTGTCAAGCGCGCCGAGGGCAGCCCCAAGGAAGGCGAGGTCAGTGACGCGGAGCTGGAGGCGGCCAGCCGCCCGGCCTTTGTCACGCCCAAGTCGGGCAAGGGCCGCAAGCGCGGGCCCATCAGCGATGCGCTCAACACCGGCTCGGCGTACGTGGCCGCGGCCAAGGGAGCGTCGGAGCTGCCGTACGACATCGCTGGCGCGCCGGTGGACATTGCCACGATGGCGCTGCGCCCCTTTGGCTACAACGTCGACAAGCCCGTCATGGGCAGCGACTGGATCAAGCAGCAGATGACGCGCGCGGGCGTGCGGCAGGCGCCTCCTGAGGACCCGACGGCCAAGGGCTTTTACACGGCCGGCGAGCTCATGGCCAACGTGGTCAACCCAGCGGCGGCAGTGCGCAGCGGGGTCCGTGGTGCGCAAAGGGTTGGCCAAGCAGCGCAAAGCGCGGCCCAGGACTTCCAACAGTACAACCGCCAGCTTGCAGTGCCTGGCGCGTCGTACGCCGTGCGGCCTATTGGCAGCACCATGCTCACGGGACCTGTGGGCCACGATACCGACGTCAGCGAGATAGATCAGATTCTGCGGCGGGGGAGAGACAATGCGCGTAGCGTGGCGGGACAAAACGTTGAACAGGAAGAGCTGATTAAAAACTTCTGGGACGTAAAAGCTCGCAACTTTTTTACGCGTCAATTTGGAACGCCAAATGATCCTATTGCCGCGGCTATTTCCAAGAAGCAGATCAAAGGATCGGCTTTGGACAAGCTTTTCCCTGGGTACATGATTGACCAGCTTTCAGTAGGTAAGACGCGCGTAAACGACCAAGGACAAGAACGCTTTTTCCCCAAGTACCCGCAGGCCGTGGAAGACTTTACGGATCGTTACGACATGGCAACGGGAATTCAAGGAGGCCTGATTACCCGCAATCCTGCTGCCTCTGAGAAAGACTACACCTCACTCAGTCGCGAAGGGCGGGCCATAGCCAGTGCCGCGGAGGAGTCAGAGGCGGACAGGATGTTGATGCAGGGCCTGAGGCCTGAGCTGATTAACGCAAGGGTGGGTGCAGTCACGCGCTCCGTGAAAGACCCCACCCGCATTATTGGAGACGGCCCTAATTCAACCAAAGACCTGTACAGGGCCTATGAGGATTTGTTGGCTTACGAGAAGATGACGCCTGAGCAGAAAGCAACGTGGGCCAACGACGAGTTTGGCAAAGGCCGCAAGCTACACAACATGGCCGAGTCAGATATTGGCAAGAACTTCATGGGTGAAAACGTGCGGGCAGCGATCGAAAAGGGCGAGCCAATTTACGACGTCGGTTACATGAGCCGAGAGCTCAAGCCGCTGTTTAACGCCGAGAACATCAACACTTTCTTGGCAGGCCTGTCCCCCAGGGAACTTGCCAATATTCGTTTTGAAGACGCGGTGCGAGGGGGCCTCAAGTTTGCGGACCGGGCCTCAGAATTTGAAAAAATACACGAACGCATTAGGGCGAACAAGCCTGTAGCCGACACGGTGTACTCAAACGGTGTGAGCGCTCCTTTACTGCAGTTTGGCGAGGGCTCAGGCCTTGATGGATTTGCTTGGAAGCGCATCGAAAAGCGCGAAGCCACCGTGCCTGAGGGGGCGTACGTAGGTCACTCTGTTGCAGGATATGAGCTGGGCGGCGTGGGGTACACATCCGACAAGCGCAACGGTTTCAACACTGGCAAGTGGCAAATATATACTCTACGTGACAACAGGAATAGGCCCGTCAACACAATTGAAGTGCGCATGGAAAATACGGGTCCGGTGGTCACGCAAATCAAGGGCAACGGCCGGGCCACAGGCAACACGGCCCCGGAGAAATACGACCAAGGAGTGCTGAGCTTTTTGCAGAACTACCTCAAGCCTGTCAGCATTGCGGAGTCGGACACGTACCTCACCCCGCTGCTACAGTCCTACCGTGACCAGCTCGACGCCGCTCGGCCATAAGGAAAACACATGCCAATCGACAAAGCACTTAACCGGGCGCCTGTTCTGGACGTCGTAATAGGCCTGCCAGAGCCTGGGATGGACATCGAGGTGGTCATCGACGAGGACGGAGGCGCCACGGTTGAGATTGGCGAGCAAGAAGACGACGAGGTTGACTTCTATGCCAACCTGGCAGAGGTCATTGACCCCGACGACCTGGGCAGAATCGCCCTTGACGTGAGCGCTTTGTTCGAGGCTGACAAGGGCTCACGCTCCGATTGGGAGCAGATGTACGCCAAGGGCCTTGATCTGCTGGGCTTGCGCATGGAAGAGCGTACAAAACCCTTCCGCGGGGCCTCTGGCGTGGCCCATCCGATGCTCACCGAGGCCATCGTGCAGTTCCAGGCGCAGGCATTCAAGGAGCTTTTGCCCGCCGGCGGCCCTGTTCGCAGCCAAATCGTGGGCAAAGAGACGGTGGAGAAGTACCAGCAGTCCACCCGCGTGCAGGACTTCATGAATTACCAGATCACAACGGTGATGGAGGAGTACACACCGGAGTTTGATCAGCTACTTTTCTACACCGGCTACGGTGGATCGACCTTCAAGAAGGTCTACTACGACTACCAACTGGGCCGGATGGTGTCAAAACTGTGCCTGGCTGACGACGTGTACATCCCGTACAGCGGTTCGAGCGTCATGAGCCAGTGCGCGCGGATCACGCACCGCATTGCGATGGACTCCAACGACTTTCGCAAGCGGGTTGTGGCCGGCGAATACCTCGATGTCAGGGTTGACACCGCTGCGTCGCCCGCTGATCCCAGCCAAATCAAGGAAGCGGTCGACAAAGCGATCGGAGTGCAGCCCACGGATGACATCGGCGAGGTCTTTTTGCTGGAAATGATGGTCGATTTGGACATTCCAGGCTTTGAAGACAAGGACGAGAACGGGGAGCCCACCGGAATCAAGCTCCCGTACGTTGTCACGCTGGCCGAAGACACGTTGCGGGTTGTCGGAGTGCGCCGAAACTGGCGCGAAGAGTCGAAAAACAAGCAGCGCAAGAACTATTTTGTCCACTACGTGCTCGTGGAGGGCCCGGGCGCGTACGGATTGGGCTTTGTGCATCTCGTTGGTGGCCTTTCTAAGGGCGCAACGAGCGCCTTGCGCCAGTTGATCGACGCTGGCACGCTCGCGAACCTGCCGGCGGGCTTCAAAGCCAAGGGCGCGCGGATCGCGGACGACTCCACGCCCATCCAGCCGGGCGAATGGCGCGACATTGACGCTGGCGGCGCGGAACTTTCGGCCTCGCTCATGCCGCTGCCGTACAAGGAGCCCAGCCAGGTGCTCTTTGGCCTGCTTGGCTTCCTCGTGGACGCCGGAAAACGGCTCTCCAGCACCGCGGACATGCAAGTTGGCGACGGCAACCAGTACGCACAGGTCGGAACGACCCTGGCGCTGCTGGAGCGCGGCTCCATGGTCATGTCCAGCATCCACAAGCGCATGCATTACGCGCAGACGTTGGAGTTCAGGCTGCTGTTTGAGGGCTTTGGCACCTTCTTGCCCGACGAGTACCCCTACGAAGTCCCTGGCGCGAGCCGCAAGGTCAAGCGCAGCGACTTCAACGACATGGTGTCGGTGCTACCGGTGGCCGACCCCAACATCTTCAGCACTGCGCAGCGCATTCAGCTTGCTCAGATGCAGTTGCAGCTCGCACAGAGCGCCCCGAACATGCACAACATGTACGAGGCCTACTATCGCGTCTACGCGGCGCTCAACGTACGCGACATCGACGGCATTTTGCTGCCGCAGAACACGCAAAAGCCCAACGACCCGGCCTCAGAGAACGGCGACGTGCTCAACGGCATGCAGCTCAAGGCGTTTGCCGGCCAGCAGCACGACGCGCACATCGCAGCGCATCTGATGATGGGCCTGTCGCCTATCCTGCAGTCCAATCCGATGTCAGCCATGATGCTGCAGCGCCACATCCTTGACCACGTGCGCCTGAAGGCCGAAGAGGACGTGGAGGCCGAGCTTTTCAAACTCTACGGCGTCGACCCAGACCGCATGATCTCTGTCATCCAGAAGGAAGGCATGGTTGCGCTCAAGATTGCGCAGTACATGAAAGAAGTTCGCGAGATGCAGGACGAGCTTGCTGGCGGTGGCGGCGAAGACCCGCTGATCGCGCTCAAGCAGCAGGAATTGCAGCAGCGTGCGCAGAACGACCAGGCAGACAACCAGATCGACCAGCAGCGGCTGGCGCTGGATCAGCAACGACTGCAGCAGAAGACCGCTCTGGACCAGCAGCGGCTGGCGTTGCAGATGGGCAAGGCTCAGCAGGCACCTCAAGGAGTACGAAATGCCGCTTAAAAAGGGTTCAAGTCAGAAGACGATCAGCTCCAACATTGGCGAGATCGTGCGCGACTACAAGAAAGACGGGATGATCGGCACCAGCAAGCCCAAGAGCAGGGCTGCCGCTGTCAAACAGGCCGCGGCAATTGCCTACGACAAAGCAGGCAAGTCGCGCAAAATGGCCAAGGGCGGCGATGTCATCAAGAAGGCCAAGGGTGTGCAAGGCCCGTCGATGATTGTGAAGAAAAAGGACGGCAACCGTCCGGTGAAGATATACTGATCCTCACCAACGCCTTCAGTCGGGGCGCAAAACCGACTGCTTTTCATGGAAACGACCATGCTTGAATTTGCAGAAGCAGTCTTGAAAGAAATCAGAAAGCACCGTCAGCAGGCACACGAAATTGTGCTCAGTGGAGGTATTTCCGACATGGAGCGTTATCGCTTCATGATGGGCCGCCTTGAAGGTTTGAACCTGGTCGAAGAATCCGTGAGAGGCCTTTTGAAAAAGGTCAATGGGGACCAAGACGAGGATTTTTAACCCGAAAGGAGAGCCATGGAAGTCGAAACTGCACCGGTCGAAATGACCGCA